GGCGCCGTAGGCAGAGCTGCAATTTCCATTACACCTTATTTGTTATCAAAATTAATTGCCAAGTAAAGGATTAAGACTCTAGTTGTCGAACCTCATCATAGAGAGATACCAGCTGATATGCTTATCTAAGGCCGTGATAGGACATACAAATATGAACCTATGCGCATACCGGTGCAGGCCCTCACTTTGAACACCTCGCATGTTTTCTCCGTGTATGATAAGCCCGTTAAGCCAAAACATATTGTTTAACTAGACGCTTCACACTCCCAGAGTTCCAAGTTGTACATCAAAGTCGCCCCTGAAATCACCCAGGTAAACCCGGATATCGACGACGATGGAGAAACTTTAGCTAAGTACTAATGGCAGCTAGAATATGCGAAGTTAAACATTGACAAGTCTGTACGACGCGGTATATTAGTTCCGACAGCTAACGAAAGAACGAATGCCATCCTCACTGGTCATGAGTTAGTTTACACCAATGGCACTCGTTCTACAGAGGGATATTAACCCATTGTTGTCAATTTCGATACTGAGAACGTTATGAACATGACCGCTGCCTTATCTAGACAGTTGTCAGGAACTAGCAGGGCGGATCCTAAGACGTTACTCGACTTTCAACATTTCGTCAACAAATGGTTCAGTTAATTACCTGATGGTGATTATCTAAGTCGATAACACATAGATTATCAACCATTGTTGAAATACCCTCTACACTTTGATGAAGAGTAAAAGCGAAGAAAGTACATCAAAGGCATTATGCGCTTTTTAATTAACGGCAATCGAGCTCAAAGTCGTTACCCTTTCTAAGCTATGGTAAAAGCAGAGCCTCACCTCGAATATTAGTACGACATTCAGGATTCTATTATCACTTGCGATTCTAGGCCTAGACTCATTTCAGTACCCTCCGGGCCGACTTATACTTTGCACGCTTCTCTTTAGTAAACGGTCTTCAAGACCATACATTACTGCCAAGAACATGAAAATATTCTTCACGAATTTGTTCATGCGCAAAATACTAAACAGATGACTGCAAGGATTAACACAATTATCAGAGAGCTAGGTCGAGACATTTAGGTTATATCACTGGATGGTAAATCTTTTGATTCAACATAGTTTGCACAATTACAAGATATAGTCGATTCACGGATCTGGAGCTGGATGAAACCTATTTTGGCAAAACTATGCTCTTTTTCGTCCAACTTACCGTGTTATTCTGATAATATCGATTTCGTAAACCGGTGCATTGCTGCCCTGTCAAATAGAAGGAATTAGATGGTGATGCACTTACCTGGCGTCTCAAGAATTCATAGCGATCAAGACACCCGAGCTCTGGCACAGCTCAAAATACCAGCTAATCGCCATAGCAATTATCTTGTATACAATTTAAAAGGAACTACCTTTTCAGGCGAACCTACGACCACTACTTTAGGCAATACGTTCCGATCTATATTGTATACTCATTTTTATCTCAAGGACATACAGCACGATTGTTACAGGCTAATGGTCTCTGGCGACGATGTTTGTATCTTCGTAAAACGACAGTATGCCAACGATGCTGTGCGGGCTATAAGGTTCTATTCTTGCTAACCAGGCCAAGTGCACGGGCTAGGACAATAATTTAAGGACGTCGTTCTGGGTGACTTAACGACTTTTGATTTCTGCTCCAAATGGATATTCGTGTAAGATGGTGAGATTTATATCACTAGGAATTATACCAAAACTCTTATAACGAAACAGTCATACGTCGGATCAAATCGACTCATACTTAAACACCCTTATTTGCATCGTGTTGCCATTTTACAAGGTCTTATGTCAGAATAGGCCTCTCGCCTACTAGAGATAATCATCAGTTTTTCCCTACCGAACAAGATTCGGAATGATAGTGTCTTGTTCTATAAGCTATAAGGTTTCGTACGAGATAGATGTCCAGATTTGGCAAAGAATGTCATGAGTTCGTTGGAATATAAGGTCGAATAACAAATTAACTAACGTCTCAACATTTCTTTTGCTGATCTATACACCACTAGCGGATTCTTGCCGTTCATCTGCTTAGGGTCACGAACGACCTTGTATGATTCGGAAAGGCTCAATTACGAATATCTCTAATGGTTTGTGCCTCATATTATTTAACCGTTCGAATTGCCGGCCTGTCACGCTGATAATTAATATTTTCCCTTGAGGAATGAGTTAGCCGAAAGACAAAGCCCAATTGGGGCAGAACAACGGGCAATAGTCAAACAAAAGGGGCCGGCGTGGTCGCAGGAGACAATTCATGCCTTACCCCATGATGATGCCCTATGCATTTAATCAGCCTATGATGGCACAGCCTAATAGGAACAGGAACAACCCTCTTAAGTAGTAGCGATTCGTCGACAAAGCATTACAACTGTAATAACTGGAGCAAGATAATGCAGAGTTGAGAGAACCAGCCCAAGTATATAGGATGTTGACAGGGGAGAATCAAAAGACGGAAGGAATGGTTAAAGCTATGAAAATCACCAAGAAAATGCCAGCAAGAGATTTAGCTTTAACAGCTGTGCTTAAATTACTGGGCAAGAAGAGCGAAATATGGGAGTAGATCGGCGTTAAGAATAAAGAAGATTTACTCGACGCATTCAGAGATCCCACTAGGCGAAAACGCATCATTTAAACAATCGCAATAGATAATCCAGCAATAGCCGCTTTAGGTTATGCTGGCGATTTAGCTATAGACTGGGCAATTGGGTGGGCAGTAAATAAATTCAAAGATTGGCTCAGTCCTAGCTAAGATAAAGTGCTACCAGACCCTATAGCACATACACCACACGGCATATCAGAAGTCACGTAAGATATGACCTCTATGTCCAGATTTATAGGTAATCCTAGAATGGCTCACATACCGCCAACCTTAACCTTGTCTTCAGACCACGTCGACACCGAGTATCTTGCTCAGTGCATCTGCCCCGAGGACGGTCCTGTCAGGATGCCTTCAGATACTTAGAGGTTGACTGCAATGGGGCACGCCACCATGCAGATACCTGTCTATACCGACTCTCGCGGCAACGGATTCATTATGATATTCCCCGAAGCTCTGGCGTCGCCTTACTTGGGCCAGCGGAAGGTGGTGAACCAACCGGTTCATGGCCATGTCGTCAACGGCGGCTACGGTATCCAAACATGGGCAAATACCACAGCCAAGCCGTAGTACGATGCTAAGTTCGATCCCGAAAGTGGGTTTTACGGTCTGCCTCTGGCGCAAACGTCCGTCGATAGGAAGCAGCAAGTTGCCGACAACTTGTACGGAGTGAGGTTCATACCGGGGCCCTTCTACACTTCGTCTCCGTCAATAGAGCAAGTGAAGGCCGGGCCTACGTCGTTCACTTTTACTTCCACTGTGCCAACCATCGAAGATTAGGGTACAGTCGAGAGTATGATCACTTTTTCTCCAATTAATAGGACGTTTTAACACGAGCGGAATACAACAGTCGCCACTTACTCTTAAGTCACCTTCTTGAACAGCAGCGGAGATCCCGTTGCTGCGTCGTTAGAGAATTTTGCCTTTTTTCCGCAACTGACTGCGTAAGAAATGAGGTAGCAGAAATGTTACCAAATATCTTCGCTAAACAAATAGAGCGTCCATCGTTTAGTTTATGCTCCCTAAGCTATCGATAACCTGATGTGGATGATCGAGAGCGACTCGCATTCATATGCCACCGATCTCAACGCAGAAGTGTTTGGCTCCATAAATAGGTCGTAAAGATACCTAGACACTTGCGTATACATTGTGGTAAGAGGTGCAAAACCATCTTAAATGGTTGGTAACTTGCAAATTACCTTCAACTGCGAGTTCACGCCAACGGCAGCAGCGATACCAATCGCTCCCATCATGGCACCTGCTCCGGCAGGAAACACCCAAGCGGCTCTAGGTGCGCTGCACTAAATTATGCCCTGGGTGTCTATGATCGACAGAACGCACAGCTCGAAGTTGGCTGCTTCACTTCGGCGCTGTCATCCAAGGTATGGAGATGTTGTTAAAATGCTCGATTCTATGATAGTCGGCCAAGAAACTATACCCAGGTCCATTGTATTAAATATGGACACTGGTGTAGCATCCCGTCAGATTGAGGACGGTGATTTAACATCATCTATCATACTCCATCATCTGTCTGTACTCCTTGGAAACGCTGTTTTTGAGGTTCACCTAATCTCGCTGATATTAGGGCTTATCTGTATTCCTTATCCAGTCTACAGTTATGTATGTATTTTGTTATACTCCATTCTCAATCTCAACTGACTGATCTGCTAGGTCAGTCTGCGCGCTGCGCATACACGGTGACGCTGTCACTGCTGTACTTAAATGCTTGTGTTGCAAGCTACCACCAAACGGATAAATGTCAGGGTAACCCCGG